AATTACAATTGAACTTGCATAAATGAAACCTTGACCACCCGATATTTTATCATCGGGATCAAACATATCTTGTGATGCGTATGTGTGATTGGTTGCTATAAGTCCTACATTCCAACTACCAAACATATTAACACAGTTTCTAACCAGTGCTGTTAAGGCTTTAGGTTTTCTACCTAAGTCACCCTTCATTTCGCCGTCTTCAAATTGTTTAACATCAGTTGGTGTTAGTAACATACCTAAACTATCAATTACAATTAGTACTTTAGGTGCGTTTTCTTTATCGTCTGCGTGTTCGTCTTTGTAACCTTTCATAAAATCTGAAACTGTTTTTGCTACATCATCTACCATTGATAGACTTAATCTTAATAGTTTCTTTTCGTCAGTATCTACGCCAAGTGCTTCTAGCCATGATTGATCTAATGCATTTTCAGTATCAATTAATATTACATAGATACCTTGTTTTTGTGCTTCTTTAACAATGTTACCCGATGCTATAAAACTTTTACCCGAACCAGACTCTCCTGCAAGTACTGTAACCTTGCCTAACGGAATACCTCTATTAAAGTCTCCACTTATTAAATAATTTAAAGCATAGTTTCCTGTGCTTATCCAGTCGGTAGGATCGTTAAACCCAATACCTAATCCCGAAATTGACTTCGTAATACTCTTACGAAATTTCGTTACATCAAATGGTTTTGTCATAATTTTTTTATATTAAAATCCAAAGGATTATTACAGCAATTAATACCCAAGCAGGTATTTGCTTATATAATATCCAATCAATTATTTTTTTTATTTCGTTTTTCATATTCTCCTTATTATAATACACAAGGCCTCAACTGTCAACAATTAAGGCCTTGGTAAAATGTCAGAACTATTTTTGTTGTCTTGATCTAATTAACTTTAAAATATCTTCTGCTCTTTTAGCACTCTCACCGCTTGGTTGTGCTGTTGGTTGTGGTGCTGGAGCGGCCTCTTTTACTTCAGCATTTACCGGATTCGCAGTTTTTTCCACTGGAGCAGGTCTACTTGCTTTTGGTATAGATACCTGAGCACCTAAGCCTGCAGGTCTAAAGTATTGCCCATATTTTTCAAGATCATATGCTTCACCATCAACAGATTTTTCAAATAATTCTTTAATTATTTTTACTTCTGCTTCTGATGGTTCTTTTGGTCTATAGTCACCTAAGTTATGTAAACCGTGTTTTTCCATTGCGGATCTTTCCGCTTCGTCTAAAGCACGTTCTCTTCTTGACCATTTTGATGTTGAATAATCAGCATAGCCACCTTTAGTGGTTTTTGTTATTCTAAAGTCAACACCCCTAACAAAATCAGTTGGTAACTCTTCCATTTCTGGATCAAGCAACGCAGATCTAATAATATTAAAAATTTGTGGTCCAATTATAAATCTTCTAATTGGATTTTCTGGTGTTGTGTCTTCGTTTAATGGATTTTGAACTACAAAACCTTGGAAAATATAACTTTTCTTTTTCCAATATTTTCTACCCATATCCTCCATTGATTTGTCTTTAAACCAAGGTCTTACCTCAGTTAAGACCGGACAAGTCTTTCCATACATCTCCATACAAGGTACTTGTACAGTTACTGGTCTAGAATCAGTTTGACCTTTAACACCTGCGAAAGGTAATTTGATCATGTTTCTTTCAGTCCAGAAAAATGTATTATTAGTATCTTTATCAGGTAAAAATCTTAATACTGCTTCTGAGCCTTCTGATATATTCCAGTGTGGATATATGGCGTTGTCTCCGCCTGTTGATGAAGTGGAGCGATTCACTTCTTGAGATTTTAGTTTCGCCCTTATTTCAGCCAATGTAGCCATAATGTAAGCCTCCTTATTTGCCTATGTTTCTGCCTAAATGTATATTAAACATTACGTATAATATACTACTATATTTATTAAAAGTCTACTATTATTTTTGGTTTTTAGAACCACCAAAGGTTCATCATGGTGCCTATAAAGATTAAAAACACTACAAAACACACCATTGGAAATATTTTTTTGTCAAAAAGTACGTTCATGTACCTATTTACCAAAATATGCTAATATTAAGATTAGTAAGTTGCTAATTGAGTTATTCTAGATATTTCTTCTTCAACGCCTGCAATATTTTGTGCATTATCGTTGTCTGCTTTGGCTTTGATAGCCGCTACTATTTTTGATCTTTCTTCGTTTAAAGATTCTTTAGTAATTTCTTTTGATAATATGTTAAAATTTTGTTTTAAATATTCCATTGCCGCTTTTGCATTATCAGTTTTAAATGCTGATTGGCTATTTTTATCTAAAACATCATAAACTGTTTTTCCGTCATCGCCTTTGTACATTGAAACATAAGGCTTAATATCTTCAAATGTTAAATCTTCAAATCTAGCAGGCTCAGTAGCAGTAGACGGTGTATACTTTATTGGTTCACCTGGTTTCTTTTTTGCGTGTAAGTCAGCAATTTGTTTTTTTCGATCCATTTTAAATTGTTGAGATAATTTATAATGTTCATCTGCAGAAAGATTGTTAACATCAACTCCTCTTTTTGCTAACCATGATTGATAGTCATCTTTAGCATATTCGTTTGTAACTTCGTCTGCCCATTCCACAAATTCAGCCGCTTCACCTCTAGCTCTTTTATCTAATTTAGGATGTTTTTTAGGATTATATTCTTCTGGATCCATTCTAACTTCTTTTGCGTATTCAGGATCATTTTTAATTTTTTTGTAATCGTCAATATATCTTCTTGCTAATTGTATTGCAATTTTTTTATTTTTGGCATAATCCTCATCAGGTTTAAACATAGTAGTTCCTTCTTGTTCTAAATTATCTGCTATTCTAGAAGCAAAGTTTGCCACTCTGTCTTCCTCACCTGTTTTTGTAAGCATTCTTGATGCTATATCTGAAAGTATTGAACCTAACATAGTATTTTTATCTTTAAATTTAGTTACTGATAACATTTTATCTGCTGTGTCATCTTTTCTTAATACTAATTTGCTTTCTGGATCTGTTAAAAATGATGTTACGATTGCACCGTGATCTACTGGTGGCTCAATTGGTGTGTCAATTGGTTCTTCACCTGGATCTAATTCGTTAACTTGTTCTTCTTTTTCTTTAGATGCTTCAATTTCTTGCATTACTTTATGTATAAGTGGTAATGCATCTTCAACTCTGTTGTCTAAATTTCTTAATGTAAATTTATCTTTTAGTGCATTAATTGTTTCGTCATCAACAACAATATCATCACCTGTTTTAAAATCTTTTGATGCCGCTTCATAATGAGATTGCTTTGCTAAATTTTTTACATATTCTCGTAAATTTTCTAATTTTAATTTTGTTTTTTCAATAATATCACCAGCAGTATCATTTAATTGATCTTTGTGTGAAACATATCTAGAAAATGAATTTAATTTTGCAATATCTTCTGAAGTAGAAACAATATGTTGTCCAAATTCATCATGTGGTCTACCACCGTTAGCAACGTGTCTCATCATTGCTCTTGCACCTGCTAGGTGTGTTAATGGATACTTAAATCTTTCGCCATCTTCATTTTCAATGTATAATGATTCTATTCTTCTAGATCTTGAACCAGGTACTTCTTCATCAACCTTGCCTGTGTGTCTAACTATTAATCTTGTCTTTTCTAAGTTTTCGTATGATCTTCTTGCTGTGCCTGTAAGTCCTTCTTTAACTTCAACACCTGCTAATTTTGTAATTCTGTTTAGTTCTTCTGACATCTCATCAGTATTTACCGTTTTGTTCGTATCTGCAAGATTTTGATAGTCCTGCTTCGATAGAGCCGTTTTAGTAATATCACGTACATCAAACCTTAATTGATGCTCTATTGCAAAGTCTTTTAATTCTTTTAAAAATGCATACCATTCGTCCTTGCTATCTTCGTCTATTTTATCTACTAAATTACGGTTGTAAAATACCTTCATAATTCCGTCTTCCGCAATTGATATACTAACTGATCCAAATGTATCAGAATCCTCTTTAAATTCAAATTCAAAAAATGTAGCCATACCCGGGTCAGCAGTTGCGGCTCCGTTTTCGTCACCTATTCGTATATTGCTAAATTGCGATCTTATCTTATTAAACAAGTCTGTAGACGTTTTTGGGTTCATATAGTGTATTTATTCTCCTATACCGTCCACTGCTCTGGCATGAAATACAGTTTTCTTTTCTTCTTCAGTGAGTTCTTCATACTTTTTCTTATTTTCTAAGTATTGCTCTTCGGTTAACCTATGCCAACCAATACATACTCCTGTTGGTGATCTTCCACAACCGCAAGCCATTATCCGTAAAAGGATCCAAATATAGGCATAGGAGTCGTTAACTCTGAGCTTCTATCTGTCCATCTTTCAAATATTTTAGGATCAAAATCCGCTAAAACTTTCATCATACGTGTCATTAACAAACAAGACATAACAAGGTCATCGTGCTGTCCTGGTTTTGCTTTATAACTTAAACCAGTTGCAACAAAATCTTTTAATTCACTTATTAAAAGTTTAGAATTTATTTTCATTTTTCCGCTTTCAACTAATTCTTTAAATTTAGTACAAGCGTCAATTTTAAATTTAGCAGTAGTATTAAATCCTCTTCTAAATTTACGTCTGTGTCCTTTTCTTATTGGTTCTGATAAAAACATACCCATAATATTTTCTTCACCAATGTCCATAACTCTCATTAATGCCGCTTCACCAATTGTATTATTTTCCATAGAATAAAATATTTGAGGAGTTGCCTGTGGATCTCTTTCTATAATTGTGTCGTGAATATGTTTGTTGATTCCTTGTAATATTTTAACTTGTTGATTCATTGGAGTCATATTGTGTTGCCATTCACCTATTTGTTCAAAAGTTGGTAGTTCAAAAACTTGTATAGCCGCAAAGTCTCCTCCTGTACCCATGCTTGGATCTAAAGAAACCATATATGTATTTCCTGGAGTTGGACGTTTAAACCAACGTACTTGTCCAGTATTTTCTACAGGTGCAACACCTTCCATATCTGCTAGTGTTAAACTTGATATTAATGTTTCGTCAAAAATTAAGAATTCACATTCGTGTTCTCGTCTAAATCTTTCTTCGCCAATTCTTGCTCTTTCAGTTTCTGCCCATTCTTCGTTTCTATCTGGGTGTTCGCTCCAGTGAGCTTTCATGGCATAAAAGCCATTTGTACCTACAATTTTGTCATTGCCATATTCATCAAATCTTTTATTAGCTTCTTTCCAAATTAACGCAAATTGGTCTTCGTCACTGTTTGGAGTGGACGTAATTAAACATTTACCTCCAGTTGATAAAGTAGGAGATAGTGATGTCCAAAACTCTTTTGCTTTATCTGGTGGTTGAACGAACGCGAACTCATCACAATATATCATTGTTAAGGACATACCCCGTCCAGTATTTTCAGTTGTTGTAGTTGCCATTATTTTGGAACCGTTGTCAAATTCTATTGAGTTTCTATTATATTGTGTTACACCTGCTTTAATCCAACTAGGTAACATTTCATAAGCATAACGCACCCTTGACATAATGTCTGATGCACCTGCGTATTTGTGTGCCGCAATTAGTATTGATGAATCTGGATGAAACATAGCATACCATATTAGGTATCCTGATGCACAGGTTGTTTTACCTGTTTGTCTAGGTAACATTGATATACTAAATCTATGATTATTGTATGCTTCAATTAATCTTTTTTGGTATGAAAAAGGATGAAAAGGCATTTCACCTTTAGTTGGATGTTGTATTTTCATAAACGATTCCATAAAAAACAACGGTCCAGTTTTAGGATCCATACATTTTTCAAGTTGTAAAACTTGTTCTTTAGAATATTTGTGCTTTTTATTAGCACGTTTAACTTGTTCGCTGTCTAATGATACATACGCCATAGTGTAGTATTTAATGTAAAAAGTATAGTAGGAAAACTAACTTATTTTGCTTCTTTGTCTTTAGCGGCTTTTTTCATCGGCTCTTTTTTATTGCCGTCTTTGTCCATATCTAAAAAGTCTGGCTTCGCCGCTTCTTGATATGATTTTTTAAAGTCTTCGTATTGTGTTCTAAAACTATTTGCTAATTCTTCTTCAGTAATTGTATCTTCTTTTACTGCAAGTGGATTATCTCCTGGATATTCTTTTCTTACTTGTTGTTTTTGTTTGTTTAAACCACCTGAATGAACATTTACTAAAGTGTCTGTATCCATTGTTTTTGGTAAATCTCTTTCTGCTTCTTTTTCAGAATTTGCAAAATTTTCTTCTGCTTTTTCTTCATCTGGAGCAGTAATCATGTCTCTCATTTTAGCCATATCGTTTGATCCAACAGCGTCATCTTCTGCACCACATACATGACCTGGTTCACCGTGTTCTGGATTTTCTTCCGCTTCTGGCTCGCCCTGACTAATCATGTCTTGATCTACTTGTTGTACACCGGCTAATTTTAAAATTTGCATCATCATACCTGCTTCTTCTGGAGAATCAGTTGATATTTGTATTGCTTCGTTTACTGGTTTTTTGTCTTCTTTTTTCATTGCTTCTGTATTTAGTTCTTTACTTTCCACCTCGCCTTGGTCTCTTGCTAATTTGTATGCGTTTTGAGCTCTACCGCCATCATCTTCTGCTTGATCTGGGTCTAATTCTTGTGATTTATATTCGTCTACTGCTTTTGATAAAACATCTTGGTCTAATCTATTTAAAACACCAGCCATCATGCCTTTTTGTTCCATACTAAATTCAATATCTAATTTGCTACCCATATTAAAAAATGCTTTAGTTCCTGTATTGCCCCACATATCTTCTTTTGCTGGTTCTTCTGTTACTTCAGGTTCTTCTGCTTCAGGTCTAGCAGGTAATTCACTGCCTGCCGACATTTCATCTGGTTCATCTACTGATTGACCGTTGTCGTCAAATTTATCAGCAACCATTTTTATTGCTGTTTCAATTTCATATGATTGTGGGAAAGGTGCTTTTGCCATTTCTATATTCATTGCTTTTAAAACTTGATCTTTTGGTGCTTTTAAATTTCCATCATCGTCTACATAGTTGCCAACAAATTCTTGTGCACCAATATGTATATCTGACATACCACCTTCAGCTACTAATTTTGCTCTTTTTATAACGTCAATCATATCCATGATTACTTTTTCCTTTTTGGGTCTGGATGTGGATTAGTTGATTTTGTTAAAGGCGAATCTGCTTTTTCGTCTTCTTTAGTTGTTATACCTTTAATGTCGTCAGCCGCTTTGCCACCGTCTATTTTATGTGGCTCTGCTTTTCGATTTTTTAATAATTCTTTTAACAAACTCATATTAGCTTTTGTAGAATGAAAATCTTCTGCATTTACTTTAGGTGCATCTGACATTTCAATATCTTGTAGTTTGTTTTTGTATTCTGATTTGCCTGCGTTTGCTATTGTTTCTTGATATTCTTCTGTTGGTTCACCCGGTAGTCTTACAACAACACAAGCCGGAGAAATATTCATGTAATCAGCAATATATTCTTTCATTACTCTAACTGATGCTGGATAATTTGTTGTTACGTCAAAGATAGTTACAGATTCGTTTTTTAATTGTGGAAAATCTAAAGGTAAACTTTGTATTGGCGTTTTCTTTCCTGCTGACATTTTAGCAACTTCAAACTTACCTAATGCAGTTTCCATTTTTGTTGCAAAATCTTTATCAATATCACCCGCTATTTTAATTTTATAATCGTATGATTTAGCTGATTCTATTAGATATTCTTTAAACGTGCTCATATTAGTACTATTTAGTCATTATCTTCTGCTTTAGCGTCATTTGTTTTAAGCAGTTTTTTCATTAATTCGTTACGATCAGCAATAATATGCCCGTCTGCTTCTACAGGATCTACGTCATTACCGCCTTTTTTATCTATGTTTAGTTTCTTAAGTTGTAACTCTACCATTTTTAATTTTTTGTCTATTTTAGAACCTTTAGCATCTATGGCATTACGTAACATAGTACTTGCAACTTCAAATATACGTCCTGAATAACGTGAATCTACGTTCATTCCTAAGTCCATTAAATTTTTATAAGAATCTTCGGCTTCTACAGCTAACTTATCTAGCTCTAAATCTGATAATTCTCCTAGTCCTTTTACTTGTGGTAAAGCGGCCGCAATTTTATCAAATTCAGCATAAGTTTTTTCTAAGTTTTTTGCTGTAATTGGATCTAAATTTTTGCTCGAAACACCATTAGTATTTTTACTTTCTTTGTTTTTTTCTTTAGCATCAACTTGTTTAAATGCTTCTTTAACATTTGGTAAATTTAAAATGTCTTCTAATTTCTTAGTCATTGTTTTTATTTACGTCCACCGTTGTGAAATAATTGTTCTTCTGATAATACTCTAAATCTAATTCTGTTTTGTTTAGCATATGCATTAGCGGCCTCCCACTTTGCCATATTAATTACTGCTTGTTTTTTCTTGCCTTGACTTTTCCCAGCATCAAAAATATTAGTTTGAGATTTAGGTTTTACTTCGATTAGTTCTGCGTGTTTTCCGCCATTTTTATCAATATAAACAACAAAAAAATCTGGAACGTATACTGTATATTTTCCTGTAAAAGGATGTCTGTAAGGAATTTTTATACTTTCACTTGCCCATTTTGCCACGTTAGGATGTTCATCACACAATCTCATAAATGCGTGTTCCCAACTTGATCTGTATGTTGGAGTTTTTAAACCAATATATTTTTCTTGGTTTTTTAAAGCGTATTTTCCTTTAGCGAATCTAGGTAACATTAGTCTATGATATTTCTAGACACAGTTTCCTTAGTAGTGAGATTTTGTCGTACACCTAGTCTACTGGACTTATATCTATTTGCATTTAAAATTATTGTTATTAATTCAGATAGTTGGGCCGGAGAGGCATAGGTTAATTTGTCAATAACTGCTTGTGGAGAAACGTTATCAACTTTAGCTTGTGATAAAAGAACATAAGCAGTTGATTCAGCCGATTCTCTTTTAAATCCTCTTTTAACAAAAAATGCCACAGTCGCATCATATTCTCCAACGTTGAATTGATGTTCTTCTTGATAATTTTCTGTAGTTACTTTATCAATTGATTTTTGTAAATTGTCTTTTGTTTTTGGTGGTAAGTTTGTATAAAAATCTGCCATTATAATGCCGCCTTCTCTGTTACTATACTTACGTCTTGCGTAGTTCTATTAATTCTTATATATCCGTCAGTTATTAATTTTCTAACATCTGTAATTGATTTACTTCTATAAACGTTTTTAATAGAATCAGATGAACCACTAAATTCAACATCAGATTGAGAAACTGTTAAATTTTTTCTTGAACCAATATCTTTGTAATATAATCCAGCCGCAATTTCATCTTTAACAGATGCATCTGAGGTTACTAATTTATATCCTTCGTCTGCTGTTAAAAAGTTTTTTGTATCTATTTTAGGAGTTGTTATTTGTGCCACATTTGTTTTTGATTTATTATCAGATAAGCCACGTGGAGTTGCTAAAGCCAAAGCCGCTACTGCTCCTGCACCAACGGCAAAGTTTCCAACAGGATTTGTAATAGATCCTGCTTGTTTGCCAATTTCCTGTATTCCTTTTTTTGCTAATCCTTTTAATTCTTCTTTAGCCGCAGATTTTTTAATTTTTTTTGCATTGTTATAAGTGTTTGATGCACCCAATATTGCACCTAACCAGTTTCCTTCTGATACGTTTTTAATAACAGAACCTACACCATCAACTACTCCACCAGGGCCAAAAATACTTTGTGAACCTCTTCCAAATACTGTTAAAGGAGACGGTTCTTTGTCATAATTTATTGTTGCAAATCCAGGAATATTACCAATGTTTACTGTACCTGAATCATATAATACTGTTTCATAATAAACTTGCATAGTGTTTGCAAGTACTCCAGTACCGTCTGCATTGTCTAAAGTATCATGTGCAAATGATCCAATAATTGGATTTATTAAAGTCATTGATGTAAATCTTTGTTTATGTAATAAAAAAATTGTAATTCTTTTTAAGTATGGTTTTTGTCTTTGTGCCGGTGTGTCTAATCCAAACTTGTTTGTAAAAAAATTTTTAGAATTATATTGGGTATCTTTAGTTTGATTAATAATATAATTAGAACTCATTGAAACTGAATCAGCTATCATATATTGATAATATTTTTGCCAAAAAGCAGTTACAGTATCAGCATGGTCGTCGTGGAAAGTTATGTTTACTGGTTCATATTGTATACGAGTTGCTGTATACATTTTTTTATTGTATTGAATTTTTTCTTCTAAGTTCATACCAAATCTTGGCATTTCGCATGACTTAACTAACATATTAAGTTGGTATTGTTCCTCTTGTGATAAAGGTAAACCAGAAACAGTTTGATCAGTCTCAAAATAAACATGAAACATAAACTTCTGTTTTGGTACTAATTTGTAGTTGTCGTCTATGTATAGTCTTGACGCATGACGGAAATCCTTCATGCCTGGAAGGTTATTTTGAAATCCTTGTAACCAATTGTTTATTTTAACCATAACTTACAGTTATTTATAGCCACAAAAAAAGCGCCTATAAAGACGCTTTTCCTGTATTATAAATGCAACTTAATATTATTGACCACCACCAGTACTTAATGTACCAATAGTTCTAGCCACTGCTGTTCCAATTCCTGTACCTTGCGGTGTTTGGATTGCGTTGTCGTATCTTATCGACATTGTGATTGTAGCTGGTTCTGAAGTGTTGTATGCTAACGTATTGTAGTTTACGTTTTCAATATATGCACCATATAGTTCAAATGTTTCTAATGTATTTGGTGCAGATTGACCGTTACCACCGTCAAGCATTTCAATTCTTGCTGTAAATTTGTAATCAATACCTGATGCCGCTGATGCTTGTTCAAAGAAATCAAATTGTTTCTGAATTTGTTCACCAACTAGTTTAGTTACAGAGTTGTTTACGTCATCTCTTAATGTAATCGTAATTGGTTCCCAAGTGTGTTTACCAGCAACATATACTCTTGAGTTGTAAACATCTAATGTTACTTGATCAAAAGATAAATTTGGTCTTGCTACTTCCATGATCTGTTTTGTTAATTCAGATCTTGGTGTTGATACTCCAAAATTTTCTAGAATTGCTCTAAAACGATATTGTAGTTTAGGCATTAACAAGCCTTGTGATGCACTACTTTGATCGTTTGCTAAAGGTACTGTAAATTTTGATAATGTTGATATTGCCATGTGTTTCTCCTATTTATCGAAAATTAGTTCCCTAATTTTGCAATTTCTCCTGTGTTTTTAATTCTTAAAGGTATGTAAATGAATTCAACCGATTTAACTGGTTCAATTGCTATATCTACATACAATTCGTTTCTGTCTATTCTAGTAGGTGTGTTGTTTGTATCGTCACAAACTACTAAGAAGTCGTACAATGCTCTTTGTCCAACTAATTCTAACAAGAACGATTCAATTGCTCCTTTGATTTCGTTTCTAGTTAATTCATCATTTGGTTCAAAAATAAACGGTTTAGCAATAGCATCTAATTGTGATCTTAGATATACTGCTAATCTTGAAACGTTTATTCTGTCTAAAGCCGAACTTGCTGATGTTTTAGTTAAGTTACCAAAGTTAACAATTCCTGCTCCTGAGAAGAAAGTTATTGGATTAACTTTTACTTCATGCATTGAATCTCTCACTGACTCCGTTACAGATATTGTTTGGAATTCTCCTGTTGCAGAATCAATGTATCCAACTGAAGTTGCGTTATCAACTACACCTCGTCTTGTACCTGCTGGTGCAAACCAAGGGAAAGCAACGTTATCGTTGTTTGCCAATGTCCTCATCATCATATGACTTGGTGGAACAACAATTGATTTTCCGCTGTTGTCAGTTGTTAATCCTGAAGGATAAAACACACCCAAGTAATCACTTGCACTTACTAATCCGTCTTCACCGTTATCAGTAGCCGCATTTGAGTTATTTGCCCAATTTTGAATTGCAGTTGATGTACCCGCTAATCTAAGTGGAGTGTCACCAACAACAAATGCTGTGTTGTTTTTGTCTGTGTTTAAGTTAATCATGTTAGCAATAGCTTCTGGATAACCTGGACAAGCAATTACGTTAAATCCTCTTTGATCTTCTCTTATTGCTTGGTTAGTATCTATTTCAGATTTTAATTGCTGTATAACAACTTGTCTTTGTGCTTTTCTTCCAAAACATCCAGAACCATCAGTTTTATTAGATGATTTAGTTACCCATCTATCTGGATAGTAACCACCAACTGTTTCGTTGCTGTATCTAATGTTACCTAATCCGCTTGATCCTGAACCAGGATATTTTGTTGTTGTAATATAACTGTTTTTGTACTCTTTAACATTGTATCCAGAACGTCTAGTGTTCCATAACATAATACCTTGTGGGTAATTTGCTGGATCTGGAGCATCTGGATCTAAGAAACCATCTGATAACAAGTCTTTAATTGAACTTGCGTCGCCAGCCTGTGTGCTACCGTCAGCTGATTTCTCTGTTGAAGTATTCCATCTAGCATCTGCAAATACAACACCATCTTCTGTTGTTTGATCTGCTTTATCAACTAATACCCAAGCCGCACCAGTTGTTGTAACTGCTACTTGGTTTGCTGTATTAGTAGAACTTAATGTTGCTGATGTATTATACTTGTAAAGTTTTGGATAATTTTCTAAATCACTTGTATCAATCCATAAGTCATTGTTAACAAGTGGAGTACCATCTGATTGCGTAGTTGGTGCTGTTGCAGAAAATTGTGGACCATTTGGATCTGAATTTGAGTATGCTGTTTTATAACCTACCCAAGTAGTTCCATTGTGTGATAAAATGTCTGCTTCATCAATTGAAGTATCATACCATAATGTACCAGCTGTTGGTTCACTAGTTGGTGAACTTGTACTAGCTGTGTAACTTAATCTTTTCCAGTTACTTGCCATTACTTCGTTACCTACAGTTGAGTCTTCTGAATCACCTGTTGGAGTAACATATAAGTTGTCAATTAATGTAGTTGAATTTGCTGTGAATCCACCGTATGTATGTGCTACACTTGTACCAAATCCTGCATCATCAAGTGGTGTTCCGCTAGTGTTGTTCATTCTAAATTCACCACCTAATTTGTGTGTAATTTTAATTGCACCTTTGTATTCACCTGAACTAATAACTTCTGCTGTTAAGTTTGTAAATCCTGCTGTTGTAAATGCAGTAACAAAGTCGTCAGCATCACCTAAAGTTGAACCATCACCAGATATCATAGTAACTGTTTTAGCAGTATCTAATGCTTCTTGGTTCTTTAATGATTCTCTAACTGTAAATGATTCATTTGCTGTAAAACTTGGAGAAGTAGTTTTAGATGAGATAATTGTTGTTCCGCCCTCATATCTAAATAATTGTACATCTCCAACGTTAGTTGTAGTGTCCCATTGTCCATCTACACCTTGTTCTGTTATATTGTATTGTGTGTATAATGTTCCAGCATCAATACCTGTTCCACCGTTTGCTGGATCTAGTTTATATATTGCTGAATGATTCGTTGCATATAACGGTGCCGCTACACTTGAGAAAGATGCACTAGAAGAGCTGTATAGTTTAGCAACTATATTTGCTCCACTGTTTGCTGAAGTTGTTTTAAACCAAACTGAACCGTTAGGTCTATCTTCATCTGCAGTTTTCCAAGTTGGTCTTGAAGTGTGTGCCGCTTGTAAGAATTTAACACCTTTTTTAGTTGATGCTGTAATTCCTAATTCACCCATTAAACCTGAACCTTCTTCAAATCTAATTGTACCGTATCCAGCTGAACTATCACCAAAACCTAAACCGTTATGGAATATTTCTAAGTTACTTGTTGTTGAGTTTATACTTGAAGTAACGCCAGGAATATTAGCATTATTAATTGCTGTGTTAACATTTGATAATGCAGTACCACCTGTTTGAACTTGGTAACCGTTTATCTGCATAGTTGCAGAGTTTGTTACTGTTGTACCTGAAGCAACTGATACTACTGGTAAAGTTAAATGCCATGCACTTGAACCTAAATGTACCCAAGTATTTCCTGAAGATTTTTTGTAAATCTTGTTGCTTACGTGTGTTGTGTTAATTGCATAATCACCTTGTGATCCTATTGATTGTTTAGGAGCACCTGTTGAACTGTTACCTACCAGGTTAGTAACTGATGTAATCAACGTTGGTGTTTTTTCTGTAAATTTTTGATCTGTTTGTGACCATTCAAAGATTCCATATTTAGATGATGCAAGGTCAAACCAATATGTTCCATCTTCTGGTGCCGCAGTTGGAGGTGTTGCACTACCAATTAAATCGCTAGTGTTACAGTTTACTCTTAAAACGTATGCTCTGTTGGCAATACCTAAAAATGAGTAAGCCGCTTGTAAACCCCATTCATTTAATTCATATCCATGTAATGAATTTCCTGAAGCGTCTGTGTAGAATTTTGGATCTCCAAAAGTCTCTGTTAATTCTCTTTGTGAGGATAGCAAGTAAACAGTATCAGCATTTGCAGTTGTTGTTCCTGATGCTGTTCCGCTACCTGATCCGGGTAATTTGTCTTGTCCTGATGCTACTATGAAAAGAGGTGTTGTACCCGCATCTGATGGTACATAAAACGATTCATTTATTACGCTTACCTCTACTCCTGGTGATGTTAAAGCCATTTACGTGTTCTCCTTGCAAGTTTGTACGTATACTGAAGTATTTATGGCTTCTTTATAAATTTACGACATAATTTACCATATTTTGGTACCTATATAGGTAACGTAAATACGATATATGAATATAAACACTAGACCGTTGTGTACGAGCTGTAAGGCTAAACCACGAGCATACGCATATCGTAAAGGTAGTAAGATATATTGGCGTAGGTTGTGTGATACGTGTAATCGTAAAAAGCATAAACTAAAAATAGGTGGAGTTACACCTTTACAACGTTCTGGATATAAGAAAAAACATAAATGTGAACTATGTGGATTTAAAGCACAAAATACTATTCAATTAGATGTACTATTTGTTGATGGCAATTTACGTAATGTAAAAGACTCTAATTTAAAAACTGTGTGTGCTAATTGTCAACGATTAAGCAGTGTGCGTAGACTTGGTTGGCGTGTTGGTGATCTTATTGCTGATAATTAAGTCGTCTACTTTTTCATATAATTCTTCTAAAGTACCTGTATTTTCAATAACAAAATCGTAATCAGTGCCTATCCAATCCCATTCAGATTTATGAAAATTGTGTGCCCACATCCAATCTCTTGTAGGTAAATGGCCTTTATTAACACATATAATTTTTCCACCATGTGCTTTTATTGTTTTAATTTCGTTTTGAAATCTAGTATCTGATATTACAGTTGGTTCACCTTTATATCTATTAATAACAGAGTCAACCCATATTGCATCATACATATTTTGACGCATAACTTCAGTACCAAAATATTGTAATACCCAACGTGGAGTTACTTCTTTACCCATTTGTTTGCTCCAAAATGCATCTGGTTTTTCTCGCCACTCTCTGCTTTCTTTAGTATTACCTTCAAGCATTTTTCTGTCCCAATTAAACATAGAGCTTACAGCATCTTTTAAACTTTTAGCAAACGAATCTTTTATAAAACCGTGTTTTTCAACTAGTCTTTCTGCAACTGTATCTTTTCCAGAACCTATTAGTCCTACTATTCCTATAAGCATTTATTGATTATACTATTTTTTAAGACGTTTTTCAATCACTAATTTGGCTTCTTTTACCGCACCTAGGATCTTTTTTCGTATGTCTAATTTTTTGTTTTTTAATGCATTAATAGACATATTTTCCAAGTCGGTAACTATTTGTTCTAACTCATCTAGATTACAATCTTCGTATTTTTTATATCTTGACTCTTCCATATGTTTGTATTTAAAGTGTTTTTATTATGAATTATATTTGCCGTGAACGGCCAAAGTTATTCTTGTAGCATTATTTAAGGGTGCTAAACCTTGATGAAACATTTGTGAATTATATGATATTAATTTTCCTGCTTCCGGAATACATCTTTCAATTTCCTCTTTATTATCATTGTAAAATACTGTTTCACCACCCCATTCTTTTTCCCAACTTTTGTTTACATATAAAATAAAAGTTTTAGATTGTTGTTTTTCCTTTGGAAAATCAGAGTGAATTCCGCTGTCTAATCCATGTGTTTGTTTGTTAATAATAAAACGCCACGGTACAAAGTTTTCACCTGCTTGTTGTTTAATTTTTTCTAGTATTTCTAAAAAAACAGGATCTGGATTATTCTTCCATTTACAAATAAACTTGTTATCTACAAAATCTAGTTTATGAAATATATCGTAAATCCAAAAAGGTTTTTGATCTGCATTATAAGTTCGCCAAACCCAAACAGGATTGCTATCAAAAGCATTCCATATTTTATCTAATGTTTGTTGTGAAACAAAATTGTTTATTTGTTCAATCACTATCCAATTACAAAACTGTGTGGTGTACCACCTTCTGCAAAGTTGCCAATTTCGTTATCTAATCTTTCCATTTCAGCAAGTCCTTGCTGTTTAAGTTCAGCACCGTTTAGAGTTGTGCCTCCTTGTGGACCAGCAATAGTATTAAATTTGCCTCTTGCTTCTCCTAGCATAGTTTTTGATACTGCAAGTGCATAATCTCTAATCCACGGTTTTGCATAGATGTCTTTGAATAATGTTATATCAGGTCTAAAATTGTCAGTGTGCATTAGCACAGTTTCGTTGTCTGCTCTCGGTCTTTGTGTAATTGTTAATTTTTTTGTTGCAACGTCAAAATGAAATTGAATAAATGAACCAAACAACTTACCAACAAGTTCTTGATAACTTGCAAAAGCAAAATAAGTGGCAAGTCCGCCAGTTGCACCTGCTCTTAACAAGTATGTGTTAGTGTATGCTAAATTGAATGGTTCAAATAATGTACCACCTTCGCCACCTTCAGTTCTGGAACCTACTGTTCTTCTGAATAATTTTCTTACATTTATAATTTCATCAGGTAGGATATACGTATTTTGATTTTCTTTTAGTTCAAGAAAAGCATACGATTCCTCTACTGCATTTGAACTACGTTGTCTATACCTGTTAATTGCTCTTTCTAGTGCCGTTTGATAGTGTTTTGGGTCTAATTCCACATCTATCATACCCTCGCCTAGATTGTTTTTTACGTAATCAAATATTTCTTGTTGACCTGTTTGAAGTTCTGACATACTGATATTTATTGCCTTTGCCTATACAATAAATATGTATGATATGCCAAGATTATCCATTTTTAAGCCAGAAAAAGGCAATGATTACAAGTTCTTTGATCGCAACATCAAAGAGATGTTTACTGTAGGTGGAACTGATTTACACTTCCACAAATATTTAGGTCCTTATGATCAAGGAGATACAAACAAAGATGGTGCGGCTTCTCCTTCGCAACCGCAATATTCAGGGGATAGTCTTAACGAAAGAACTATACAAGATTTACTATTCTTAGAAAATAGAGATAGAAAATACGCACAAGATATCTATACAATACGTGGAATATACAATGTTCAAGATATAGATTTTAATTTGTCACAATTTGGTATGTTTTTACAAAATGATACAATATTTTTAACTGTACATTTAAACGATTCAGTTGAAAGGTTGGGTAGAAAGCCTATGTCGGGTGATGTTATAGAATTCCCACACATGAAAGAAGACTATTCTTTAGATGAAAGTATACCAATTGCACTTAAAAGATATTATGTTATAGAAGATGTAAACAGAGCGGCAGAAGGATTTAGTCAAACATGGTGGCCACATTTATTAAGATTAAAATTAAAAACACTAGTTGACGCACAAGAATTTAGAGATGTTATAGGTGACGCTACTACGGCCGGTTCTGTAGCAAATTATATGTCAACTTATAATAGAGAAAAAGATATTAACGATCAAATAGTTAAACAAGCAGAAGAAGATGCACCTAAATCAGGATTTAATTACAAGCAATACTATGTTGCACCTATTGACGAAAGAGGTAATATTAGAACTGATAATGTTAACACAACAGATAGAATAAGTTCAGATAAACCAATTAACGCAACAATAGATACACCTGCGGCATCACATTATGGTTTCTATATAAATGGTGACGGGGTTGCACCAAATGGTCATCCTGCAGGATTTGGTATTTCATTTCCAACTGCAAACGTTGATAAAGGTGATTACTTTTTAAGAACAGATTACTTACCAAACAGATTATTCCGTTATGACGGACTCAGATGGATTAAAATTGAAGATTCAGTTAGAATAACTATGAGTAATACAGATTCAAAAGTAAATTATAAAACAGGATTTGTTAATAATACAACAACAGATACTATTAATGGTTTAACTGTGACGCAAAGACAAGCACTTACTGATGCATTAAAACCAAAGGCTGACAATTAATGTTACACTTTTATGAAGGACAGGTTAGAAAGTTTTTAACTCAATTTATTAGAATTTTGAGTAACTTTTCTGTAGAAACAGGAAAAGGTAAAGATGATACTGTAACTTTAAGAGCAGTTCCGGTAGTGTATGGAGATCCAACTAGACAAGTAGCAAACATTATTAGAAATAATAGTGAAAACGCATTACAATATGCACCAAGAATTGCCGCTTATATTAGAGAATTAAACTATGATAGAGAAAGAATGCAAAACCCTTATCATATTGAGAAGCAACATTTAAAAGAAAGAGATGTTGATAGCGACGGAAATTATACTAATGAATTAGGTGCTGGATATACTGTTGAAAAAGTTATGCCATCACCTTTTAGATTGGAAGTTTCAGCTGATATTTGGACTACAAATACTGATCAAAAATTACAAATATTGGAACAAATCTTATATCTATTCAATCCAGACTTTGAAATACAAAAGTCAGACAACTATATTGACTGGACTAGTTTAAGTTATGTTGAATTAACTAGTGTTAGTTTTAGTTCTAGAACAATACCGGTAGGTGCTGATACAGAAATTGATGTTGCATCGTTAAATTTCTCTATGCCAATATGGTTATCACCACCAGTAAAAGTTAAAAAGTTAGGTGTTGTACAAAAAATTATAATGAGTGTATATGACGACGATGGTGGTATTGTAAAAGGTTTAATAGATGGTACAATGTTAACAAGAAGTTATGTTACTCCTAACAATTATGGATTATTAGTTACAGCAAACCAATTAAGACTATTAGGAAGTACTGGTACAACAACGTCAAGTACGGATCCTGGAATTGGAACTGGAGGTTCTGGATTTTACACAGGTGCTAGAGATCCTGGTCTTGCTGATCCATTTGAGGCTTATGGGCCACCTGTAAATTGGAAATTACTTTTAAATCAGTACGGTAAAGTTACAAACGGTACTTCACAAATAAGATTAAAACAAGCAACAGGAAACGAAATAGTAGGAACTATTGCAACTAGCACATTAGATGATACAATTTTATTATTCAATATTGACCAGGATACTATTCCTGCAAATACATTAACAGCGGTTAAAAAAATTATAAATCCATTAACATTTGCACCAGGCTCACCTGGAGATGGTGACAGATATTTAATTATTGATCAACTTGGTGATTCAACTGCAACAGTACAAAGTTCTACGTGGGGGACATTAGTTGCATCTGTAGGCGATATTATTGAATATGATTTAGCAAATACTAAATGGATAAAAGTATTTGATGCATCACATCCAGATTCAACACAACATTATGTTACCAATTCTCATACTGGAATACAATATAGATTTAATGGTACAGAATGGGTAAAATCGTATGAAGGTGTTTATACTGCTGGTAATTGGAGTATAGTATTAGATGGTGGTTTTGTTGCAAATGATGATGCTTCTGGCCAAGACGCAACTACTCCTTGATAAAATTTCTATAAATTGTTATAATAAACTATGAAAGAAAATATAATCTGTTCAGGTGCTCTATTCTATTGCACATCTACTAAACGTTTCTTATTTTTGCAAAGAACTGATGCAAAAACACGAGGTACATGGGGGTTAACCGGAGGACAAGCATTAAGTTCAGAGTCGGCATTTGAAAGTTTAAAAAGGGAAATTGAAGAAGAAATTGGTAACACACCAACTTTTAAAAAAGTAATTCCTTTAGAATTGTTTACTTCAAATGATCAAAAGTTTTACTTTCATACGTATCTTATTGCAGTTGAAAATGAATTTATTCCTAAGTTAAATGCGGAACATTCTGGATATTGTTGGACTGCGTTTGAGTGTTGGCCAAAAAATTTGCATGGTGGATTAAAAAACACTTTAAACAATAAAGCAATTAAAGGTAAACTCCAAACCATTTTAGATTTAATTGTATAAATGAAAAGGGCGAACCTAAGTCCGCCCTTATATACTAAAAAGTATTAATATTTATTAGTTGTTTGTTCTTACTACACAATTTACCAAGTCAATTCCGTCATCAGTTTTTGCCTCTAAGGCTCTACCAATTACATGGAATGGGTTAATTGTTTCATTACTAGCAACTGCTCTTGCAGTTCCTTTAATTGAACTTGAAACTAGTCTTTGACCTTTTGCTACTTGTCCAGAAACTCTCACTGGAGTTCTTCCTGTCATAGCAACAAATGGATGTGAATCTCCATTACCTGCACCTGCGTTCATGGCATATGCTGGTTGTTTAGAAATAACACCAAATACTTGTTGTGATAGTTCTGAGGTAACTTCTGTGATTTCTGCATCACCACCTAACTCAACTACTGCACCTTCGCCCATAGGTTGATCCGCTTCGAATCTTTCTCCTAAGTCAGCGTAAAGGGCCGATGTTGATGTTGCGTGTACTACGTTACATCTTATATCAACTAGGTTTGTTTCTGTTGATGTTGGTGTAACAACTTTGTTATCAGGTCCGCCTGAAGCTCTTAATGCCGTAAAGGCACCTCCTGCGTTACCGTAAGTAGTTGTACCATCATCTGCAAAACCTTCATCCCAAACCCACCAA